AAATAGGCGTGGAAGTTTATAATAAAATAATAGCTGACGACGCGCGAAAATACAGAAAAGATCATCCGGATGTTATGAAAAAATTATATGAAAAGGCTAAAAAGAACCCTCGACGAAAATATTGTACATATATTAGAAGTGCCACGTCAAGAAATATAGAATGGGATCTATCGTATGATGAATGTGTTGAATATTTTACTGGAACATGCGATTATTGTAAAATTAAACAATCAGAAATGAATGGTTATCTACTTGGCATTGATAGAGTAGATAATGACAAATGTTATCAAAAATCAAATTGTGTAGCTTGTTGTATGGTGTGTAATATGATAAAAAATGATATAGAATTAGACACATTGTTAGAACGGTCAAAACATATTTTGTCGTATTTAGGTATTATTTCAGAAAAATATGGAAATATCGGAGCCTTCGACAATTTTATGTCATCAACATACAATGAACATTTTCACGACGCAAAAGCACGAAAAAAAGAAAATCTTTTAACTAAAGAACAATTTAATAATATTAAAAAAATGTATTGTTATATGTGTGGAAAAAATAATTCTGATGATCATATAAATGGAATTGACAGGGTGGTTAATAGTATTGGATATAATATAAATAATTGTTTGGCGTGTTGTGGAAATTGTAACTACATGAAAAATAAATATCATTTTCATGATGTTATAATAAAATTATATCAAACATACATGAATAACTGTGAAGATGTGAATGAAGAAATTTTGAGTGATGAAGAAGTTAAAAAAATATGCGATAAACATATTAATAAATGTTTTGACAAAATAAAACTCATACATGAAGCATCAAGTAAAGAAACCATAGTTATAATAAAAAATACCAAAGTTTCAACCAAGTCTGACCTAATTATTCCAGAAGAAAAAGCTGTTAAACCTCTAAAAAAGAAAAAAGACAAAACTATTTCTTTAAAAAATTAGAAATAATTCTTCTACCCACAGGTTTACCAAATTTTTCTGTAAAATACAATTCCATTTGTAACATGGATTTTTCTTTATTTTTGATATAATATTCAATAATTTGTATTTTTTGATTGTATGTTAATTTTTCTTTTTTATTGTCATTATTTTTTTTCTTTGAATGTTTCAATCTATTATAATCTTTTTCATCTATAACCGATGCGTCATATTCATTTGATAACATAACTCTGTTTGTTTTTATAAGATTATCAAATCTTATTGTTGCATATGATTGTTTCCATCTATTTCCAATATCATTAACCGATTCTAAATTATTAACAATAAATTTATCATCAATACCACATAAAAAATCGAGAGTATTTTTTCCTGTAAATCCGATGTACATTCCTCGTTGGATTCCCTTGATTAATGATTTTACACCATATTTTGTTGCAAATGCAGATAATCTTCGCAATTTATCACAATATTTTGTGTCTGGATAATTAGTATTCATGAATGATTTAATACATTTGTGGTACCATTTAGGTAAATGGGAAACACCGTCTCCTTTTGTTAATCCTATATATTTAAGTTCTTTTAATCTACTGTATTGAATACTCTTGCCATATAGAGAATATGTCACTATACAAGCAAGTTCATCATTATCTTTTTTAAGAACATAGTCATACACTTCTTTACTAAACATTAACATTGCAACTAATTTTCCACCATTATAATTAAAACAAAATGGTGGAATGCCTACACACGTTGAAATATCTAAAACATGATTCATCATACAATTATAAAATTGTTCGTCTGTTTTTTTATTAACTAATCCTAATTTTACATCTTTATTCCAACCGATGTATTTATCAAAACTCGATCCATATATAGAACTCAAACTTGCAACACCAACATATTTTTTTGTATTTTTGTCTCTTATTAAAATTTGAATATATCTAAATCTCATTTTTTCTTCTGCACACTCAAACGATGATATTTTTAATCTAAAAAATAACCAAATGTCTTTTTGATCATCTGTCTCGCAAAATTCTAATTCTGGTTCAAAACTGTCAATGTTATATGTATCATATATCATATCAATATAATATGAATAATCATGTTTAAGTTTGTACATTTTTCTGTAGTCTAATGAACATTTTATATTTTCATCATGTTTACTATTTAATTTTTCCAATTGTTTTATCAACCATTCTTTTGTTATGGTTTTTGGTATTTTAGGAGTTTTGAAAATGATTTCGTGTTTTTCTTTCATATTTAATTGTTTTGATGGATTATAATGATATTTATATAATATCTCTTTAAATCAAAATTTTGTAGGGTAAAAAATGTGCCAATGAATTGAACGATTATAAAATGTAATATACATGTCGCGCATATATGTGTGCGATATATATTAGTATAGTTTTTGATTAAATTGTGATTGTCACTATTTTTACCCAGTAAAAAATCACTAAAAAATCACGGACCATAAAATAACTATAATAAACTGCTCGTCGACACCCACCGGAAGCACGAAAACTAGTATTTGAATTTAATTTGAATAAGCCAATCCGCCCATTCCTGACATAATTCTGAGCACGTTGTAATTGGTAACTAATAGGAATACAACAGTATTAGAATAGATATCGAAAGCAACGGGTCTGCTAGAGCTGCATGGATCAGCAACCTTGTATACAACACGAGCAGTATCAATACGGGACATGTTTGCAGTGCCAGTTGGTTGATGTTGTTCTGGGTGTAAGCCAAATGAATATACATTGATACCATCAGCTGGTGTTCTTGTGTGGTGATCACCCGGTTGAACATAGTTGAAGTAGTTACCTTCACGCACATCAAAACGATCTTGACCATTGAAGTTCAAGTTGCCTGATAATACAATGTTGCCAGTACCATCAAGTAATGCACCATAGTTATTTGGTTGAACTACTGTGACGTCAGCACCAGTAGTATCAGCTCCAGCAACACGGTTATCAGTGAATGATGCAAGAGGTGTTGACAAGTCATATATTGATAATGTATGGTCATTGACATGAATATCATTGACAGTTACTTCAAATGTGTCACTTGTACCAATTTCAGTGTGAGAAATTGAAACATCGACAGATACAGTTTGTAATCTATCAGCCAAGTTGACAGAACCACTCACTAACGGGTTCATTACAACTCTGAGATTTACGTTTGCAGCAGGTGCGCCAACAACGGTGAACTTGAATACAGTGTTTCCGATGGTGTAGCTGAGTATTGTGTCTGTTGCACCAACAGTGAAAATATATTCTGTTGCACTGTCTGTAACTGGGTCATCCAGTGTTGTTGTCAATGGCATCATTGATAATGCCAATCTATCAGCTGCGGCTTGTAACTCTGCGGCCCAAGCATCTTGCTCAGTTGAAGCAGTGTATCCTAAGAATGCACTGTCTGATGCACCTGAGAATGCACCGAGTTTGTGTGCCCAGACGAATTCTTTGCATGGATGGTTGAAGTTGAGTGTGAATGTTTGATTTGATGAGCCAGATTGCAAGCTTCGTTCATCATATTGCATTTGTTCAATCAAGTATTCATGACCAACTTGAGCAAATCTGCGTCTCTCTTCAGAATCAAGGTAGACATAATCGACCAAGATACCTGAGCTGCCATATGCTAAGCCACTGAATACTGGTGATGATGCACTACCAGTACCAGCAGTGTATACGACTAAGTTATCAATAGATTCCCATTCAATGTTGAATCTGACTTCGTGGTATTGCAATGCAATCAATGGAAGAGCAAGACCATAGTTTCTGCAGAACCAGAATTGCAGTGGCACGAACACTGTATAGTTGAGTCCAGAAATACCATCGGCATTCAATGTGGTTAATGCCGGAACATCACCAATCATGGCATTGTAACCACGTTCTTGGTCAACACGGTGTGTCAATTCATACCAAATATCTAACCATGCACTGTAATGCTTGTCAATCATTGATCCACCAATTTGGACTTCAATTGTTGACATCATTGCGTGTCCCAAACGTCTGACCCATGCAACTTTGCCATTGAATGCAGCGTTTGTCGGTACTAAATCTGGAATGACACATCGTAAATGGCATTTAGTTGCCAAGTCAGCATTTCTCAATACTTGTACAGTGCTGCGATTACCAGGTTTCGCTGTGTCGAGTGTAAGTTCAATACACTCAGTTGAGAAGTTTGTATGTCTTCTGTATACTACTTTAAATAATGTGATTTGTGGGTTACCCGTAAGATATACATCTTGAGCACCATAAGCTACTAATTGCATTAAACCGCCACCCATGTTATTTTGATGATACTAATATGTTAGAAAAATTTTTATTAATATTTAATTCTATTAATTTTTTTATTACTATATAATCCCGCACATTGGTTTCACAGAAAAAACGTAATGATTGTTTCGATTGATATACTTTATGTCATTGGAAACATGATATTTATATTATTAAATTATCAAAATACATAAATTATTTGCCTGTTCATAACATCAACCATTATTTTTTAATATTTATATTTTTTGTATGTTACTGTATATGCACATTTTTTAGAATGTTGTGTTATTTAATAACATGAATTCTGCATATTTCAATTTTGTTCCCATTGACTAATATAAATTATTCGGAATTTTATTCATTCTATTTATAAACGCGCATATTATTATTAATTTGACTTAAAGATCTTTTCATATTAACAATTATAACAGACACTTTATGGCATCTTTCAAAAGCAAACCAAGCAAAGTCAAATACTTATCAAATGTTAAAACTCTAGACGAACTGCATCGTACTTATTTAACAAAACTAGATGAAAAAGTAAAAGATATTCCATCAAAAAAAGATAAATTGGCAACATTTGAAAAAACTCTAGTGGAATTAGAAACAAATACAGAAATTGATTCGACAGACAAAATTAAATTACGATCTACCATCAGATGCCAAATTCAGAAATTAGAAGATGAAATAGTTAAAACTCAAAATAATTCTGAATTGCTTGAATATATAAGTAAAGCCGGTGAATTATTAGTAAATTATTATAATATCACCTCTGGAAATTCTTATAATGTTGATGAAAATAATAATGTTATACAAAATAATAATGAAATTCGCGATGTTTCGTATATTACAAATTCACATCTCGATAAAAAAAACATCAATATTTCAAAAGATTCTAACGATTCAACTATTGAGACTCTATCAGAATCTTCAAATATACTCACTTCCGAAAAATTAAAATTATTAAATGAACAAAGTCAAAAAACACGAAAGGTAAAAAAACCAGTTAGAAAACGCAGAATTATTCATTATAATTCTATCGGAAAATCTATTTTGCAATTTCTTCCAGTTAATAATGAATCAACCATTGAACATAAAGAAACTATGCCAAATGATACCCAACTTATAATTAATCGCGCAACTCTCCAAGATAAATATTTAATGTTGATAGATAAAAATTATGCGTGTGAAAAGGTAAAAACCGATAAAATTATTTATTGTACTCATTGCAAAATAGAAAAAACTTTATTTCAATCTGAGGGATGTTATGTCTGCAAAAATTGTGGAGAAACTGAACATATTATAATGGAAAGCGAAATTCCAAGTCACAAAGAACTTGCTAATGAAAAACAAAAATACCCGTATAAAAAAATTAATCATCTTAAAGAAAAACTTAACCAATTTCAATCTAAAGAAAGTGCAGATGTTCCAGAAGAAATATGCAATGTTATCAAATCAGATCTTAGAAAAAATAGAATTCGATATGAAATGTCAACTCCTCCTAATATTCGCACAATTCTTAAAAAACATAAATTGACTGCATATTATGAACATTTACAACAAATTTATTGTAAAATATCAGGCGCGACTCCAATTACTTTATCACGAGATATCGAAGAAACTATTATAAATAAGTTTCAATCAATGCAAGAATCATTTCACAAATATTGCCCACCTAATAGATCAAATTTTCTAAGTTATTCTTATGTTCTTAATAAACTGTTTAGAATTTTGGGTATGGACGAACATGCCAAGTATTTTGGTCTATTAAAAAGTAAGGAAAAATTAAGAGAACAGGATATTATCTGGAATAAAATATGCAAAGATATGGATTGGAGATTTTTCTCATCTTTCTAATATATAAACACACTATTAGTTACTGTTCTAAAATTTGCCACAAGACTCAAAAAAATTAATGAATGTGTGTTAATGAAAACTCAATATGTATATATTTTTATAATTTTATACCTTAATATATGCACATATATTTCAGTTAGGGATAGTTTTGTATAGATATTAATTTTCCCAATTAGTAATAAATATATAAACATACGTGAAACTATTTTACTTATATATTTTTATAATTTATATATATTAATATATTCAC